ATCTACGACTTTGTCCTGCACAAGGAAAAGCGCAGCCTGAACGCCAACAGCTACGCCTGGGCGCTGATCCACAAGATCGCGGCAGAGCTGTCCAGGGAGCGGCCGACGGATCCAATAGAGGTTTATCGAGACGCCGTAAGAAACCTGCCGGACGTCGATCCGACCTTCCTGTGCTGCTCAGCTGAGGCTGCCCCAGGATTCATCTGGAGCTGGGAGGAAGGGCACCTGGGAAGGCAGTGCGAGCAGTTCCCAAGCGACACCCCAGGATATGTGATCCTGCGCTGTGTTTACGGCAGCAGCGACTACAACCGTCAGGAGATGTCAATGCTGCTGAACAGGCTGATCCAGGACGCGCAGGCGCTGGGGATCGAGACCAAGGACCCAGGAGACGTGCAGAGCCTGCTGAAGAGCTGGAAGGGGCGCTGTGCATGAATTACGAGAATTGGCAGGATATTCCCGGATATGAGGGACGTTATCAGGTAAGCAATTTAGGACGAGTTCGATCATTTGCTACGAACAATGACGGGATAATAATACGTCCTACAGATAACGGGCATGGCTATCTTTCCGTTAATCTCTACAGAAACGGGATTTCAAAAACGCACTATATTCATCGCCTGGTAGCTTTCGCATTCGTACCAAATCCTAACGGCTTTGACGTAGTAAACCACTTAGACTACGACAGAAAAAATAATGTGCCTGCAAATTTAGAATGGACGACACAAAAGGCAAATGTTCAATACTCTGTACCTCTTATGAGGAAAGAGAAACGGAAATGCAAGCGAACAAACACCGGAGAAAAATACATACGCGCTGTGCTCTATAACGGATCGATTAGGTACAAAGTACAGATAAAGCGACTTAAGACCTGCAAGTGGTTCCATACACTACAAGAGGCAGTGCGTTTCCGAAATGAGGTGATTGCAAATGCCTGAATGTTTTCTCTGTGGTCGGAACGGGAGCTCAGATCCGCTCGACAGGCATCATTAGCGCATCTTCGGCGGAGCTTACCGGAATAAGAGCGAGAAATACGGGCTTGTGGTGTGGCTGTGCCACTCGGAATGCCATATATACGGTCGGAACGCCGTGCACCACAACGCAGCAGCAATGCGCTACGTGAGACAATATGGCCAGCGCAAGGTCATGAGGGAACAGGGCTGGACTACCGAGGACTTCATCCGGGAGTTCGGCAAAAACTATCTGGAGGATTAAATGAAAAGACTGACGAGGAGAGATCCGTACACCGGCGCCGTGTTTGCTCAGACCGACAGCTCGAGCATCCGCGACAGGCTGGCGGAGTACGAAGAAGCGGAGGAACGCGGCGAGATCATGGCCGTGAGCGCTGCAGAGCGGCGCTTCCTCCTGCTGATCCGTTCGGCAACACCCGAAGCACAGACAGGTGCATGCAAGATTTTAGAGAAGGAGAGCACAAAATGCTGAACCACATTGTAATCATGGGACGCCTGACAAAGGATCCCGAGCTGAGATACACCCAGAGCAAAATCCCCGTGGCAAACTTCACCGTGGCAGTCGATAGAGACTACCAGCAGGGCGGCGAGAAGCAGGTCGATTTCATTGAATGCATCGCCTGGAGGCAGGGTGCTGAGTTCATCAGCAAGTACTTCCACAAGGGCAGCATGATCGTCGTGGCGGGCAGCCTGCAGAGCAGGAGATGGCAGGACCGCGACGGCAACAACAGGATCACCTGGGAGATCCAGACCGAGCACACCTACTTCGGAGATACCAAGCGCGACGACCAGAAGAGCAGCCGGCGGCCGGCAGCCAAGAATGACTACCGCGTGATGGAAGGCCCAGGTGATGGCAACCCTTTCGCCGGGCACGCCGGCATGTTTGACCAGCTGAACGAAGACGGAGACGGAGAACTCCCGTTCTGAGGTAGACGGACATGGACAACACCCGAGACTATGCCGCAGTTCCTCACGAATACCTGGAGGAGATGGCGGCACTCAACGATGGAGAGTTCGGTCGGCTTGTGCGCGCCTTGCTGGAATACAGCAAGGCGGGGACGCCGATAGCGCTCTCTGGCAATGAGCGGTTTTATGCCGTTCGAGTGATGAACCGTGAAGACCGTTACCAGAAGTCTTACGTAGACGCGAACGAAAAACGAAGCGCTGCAGGTAAAGCAGGAGCCGATGCCAGATGGAATAGCCAGAATGCGACCGGATGCGATCGCATACGATCGGATGCGAAGGCATGCGACGCAATGCGAAGCGATGGCAAAAATGGCAATACCAAAACCAAAACCGAAACCAAAACCAAAACCGAAACCAAAGTCCCTACGGGGGAGAACGCGCCCCCACGCGCAAAGCCGTTCACCCAGGAGAGACGCGAGGAGATGATCCTTGAGGCCCTGGGGCAGCACGGTGAGCAGCTGCTGCAGGCCGTAAGAGCCTGGACGACGTACAAGATCGAGAAGCGCGACGGCTACCAGGAGACAGGCTACCGGAACCTGCTGTCTCAGATCCGCAAGCATGCGGAGCAGTACGGCGATGACGCCGTGGCTGATATCATCAGTGTCAGCATGAGCAGCAACTACGCAGGTATCGTGTTTGATCGTCTCAAGAGCAGGCAGAAGGTGCAGAACAATGGCGTGGATCTGGACGCAAGGTATGACATGATGCGGAGGTGGGCCGATGAACACAACTGAGTTTGCGCGGTTCGCGGCAGCGCTCCAGACCTACTTCCCCCGTCACGACATGCTGCCGACTGCCGAGGCGATGGAGCTGTGGTTCACGGCCTTGAAGGACCTGGACTACAGGATCCTGAGCACGGCACTTGCCAAGTGGGTCACGACAGAGAAGTGGCCGCCGTCGATCGCTGAGCTGCGCGAGATTTGCAGCGAGGTCACGGATGGCAAGCTCCCTGACTGGGGAGATGGCTGGTGCGAGGTGACGGCAGCGATCAGGCGATATGGCTGGCAGAGGCAGGAGAAAGCGATGGAGGCCATGTCGCCGACGACGCGGGAGACCGTGAAGCGGATCGGCTGGATGGAGCTATGCAGCAGTGAAAACCCGGAGACGATCCGCGCACAGTTCCGCCAGATCTACGAGACTGTGAGCAAACGTGCAGTGGAAGACCGGAAGATCCCTGCAGAGCTGCGGGCAACGATCAACCAGCTGCAGCTGGGCTTCGAGAAGCAGAAGCAGATCGGAGACGGGCTATGAAGCTGAACACCGTATGCCAGCGGGACTGCCCGGGGCGGTATCCAGGGTGCTCTGCCGGCTGCGCAAAGTGGCAGGCAGAGCGCGAGGAAAAACTTGCGAGATATCAAGAACGAGCCGACAATCGGCTGATCGAAGACATGCTGGCCGATGGAGCCAGGAGACGTGGAATCAGGAGGAAAACATCATGAGCAGAGGTAAATCCATTTTCGTGACACTTGTTATGGCAGCGATGCTGGCGCTGATCCTTGTCGGCGCACATAGAATCGAGGAGAAGGTCTTCTTCGGAATCCTTGCGGGGCTGGCCGGCTACGGCTTCCTCCGCGGCGCCGGGGATCTCTGCAGGTGGATGCAGGCCAAGGAGACGCCCGCGGAGACGGTCCAGGGCGAGGAGGTCAACCTTGACGAGGATCCGTTCGCCCGAGACGACGACGAATTCCACGAGGACGGCTACGACGCCTTCACCGGAGGCTTTGCTGCGATCTTCGGCGGCACGCGGTTCCAGGAAGGCGAGTATCATGGCTGAGTATATCTCCCGCGAGGCGGCGCTTGAAAGCGTCCGAGAAAAACTGATGATTTGTGACTTGCTCCCGGACACGATAGCAAAAGACGCATCGCTTTTCACGCTGGCGAGTATGCAGGATTCGTTAAAATCCATCCCCGCCGCCGATGTGCGGGAAGTGGTGATGTGCAAGAACTGCCGTCACCGCGACCCGGAAGACCACAAGTGTGATTGCGGTCAGCTTGAAAGAGCCGGGTGCATATTCCCGGTAGCTGACGATTACTTCTGCGCTTATGGGGAACGGAACAACTGCGGCGCGGATATGAGGGAAACGACATGATCGACAAGAATTTTGGCTGCGACAGCTGCACGCACAGCCAGGTGTGCGGGATCAAGAAGGACCGGGAGCGCCTGATCACTGAGATGGAGCGCATGGCACAGCGGCAGGAGTTCAGCATCTTCCGCCTGCACTGCCTGTGCGATTACTGGAGGGGAAAGCATGAACAGGATCAGCTATGAGGACCGAAAGCGCGTATACGGCAAGGCGTTGTGCGCGTATGGCATGGAGAATCAGCTCACCGTCGCCATCGAGGAGATGAGCGAGCTCACCAAAGAGATCTGCAAGCTCTTCCGTGGGCAGCAGAACACCGAGGCCATCGCTGAAGAGGTGGCCGACGTCACGATCATGATGGAGCAGATCCGCTACATCCTCGGCATCAACGACGAGGTATGCACCATGATGGACATCAAGATCGAACGCCTGCAGGATAGAATTCTCGAAGAAAGAAGCAAGTGAAGGAGGGGGCCGGAGGATGGGGAACTATGGGAGCGAGGTGATACAGTGCCCGTTTTACATGCGGCACGACACGCAGACCTGCCATCTGACCTGCGAGAGCATAATGCCGGGCAGCTCGATCAAGAGCCACTTCTCCGACGGCAAGGCCATGCGCGGACAGATCCGCAAGTACTGCGCCGGCGACTGGAAACTGTGCCCCTGGGCAAAGCTGCTGCTCAGGTGCAAGTATGAGGAGGAATGAGCATGAGTGAGTATATCGAACGCGAGGCAGCAATAAATGCTGTTTTCGGGGCTATGGCAGACGGACGCGCTGTTTTCCCTGCACTGAACAATCTACCCGCCGCGGATGTGCGGCCTGTGGTTCTGTGCCGGGATTGTATGTTACGGCAGTATTGCAAATTTGCACAGTATCTTGGAGAAGATGGGTTTTGCAGTAACGGCGAAAAGAGGGAGGAAAGCTGATGGGAGTTTATATCAATATGGAGATGCCGCAGAGCTGTGATGATTGCCGTCTGAACAACGGGATTTCTTGCTACGCTGTGCCTGAGTACACGGAGGACGGCGTGGTCGGCAGAACGGAAGACCGCCCGGGCTGGTGTCCTCTCGTCCCAATTCCGCCGAATGTGATTAACTTTGACAAGCCGTACACATTCACGATTTCATGGGATGGAGAACAGCTAAAAGGGAATATATGCGGATCTGCTATTTAAGGGGGAACGAGGGATGAAATATATTGCTATCTTCGACATTCCCGATGATTACGACATTGGCTGTGCTGTTGCGAAGATTGCACCGAAAGACAGGGAAAACTACTCTGACGAAGACTTTGAAAACGCGTATGCACAAATCGAGCCGCTGTCAGAAGACAAGGGAGAAATCTTTGACCGGTTCAACACGGTTGACAGGGTGTTTTCGGACTTAGGCATCCACTGTGCTTATGACATGCCGAGCTTCTGGTGCAATAAAGGCAAGGATTATGCCGTCATTGAAACCAAATATCACAAAGGCTATATGCAAGCACTGAAGGATGTGGAAAGGGAAGTCAGACTTCGCTTCGGTTTTTCAGAACGGGACAATTTAATGCCGTGGCCAAATGAATAACTTTTGCAGGGTGGGTGTAATTTACCCACCCGCTTTTTATATCATGAGGCACAAAGCAAATGGAGGTGAAGGAGGTGGGCAAGCACCGAGACTGGACCGAGATACGCCAGGAGTACGAGAAGGGCGTAAGCCTGCAGACGCTGTCCGAGAGACACGATATCAGCATAGATACGCTTAAGAAGGCGTCATCCAGGCAGAAGTGGGTGAAGGGAAAGCCGAAGATCGAGCGCCTGAAAAAGCTCGCTGCCGAAATAGCACCAAATGGCACCGAAAATGGCACCGAAGAAAAAGGCACCGAACAAAAGGCACCGAGGCTGACGTTTCAGGAGCAGGTAGAGGACGCTGCGCACAACCTGCTGCGCTGCGTGCTGAAGAGACTGGAGAACGACGGCGATGATATCAGCTCCAGGACGATCCAGGAGTTGACCAGCGCCTTGAAGAACATCCGGCAGGTCACGAAGGATGATCTGGACCGCGAAGAGCAGCGGGCGAGGATCGAAAAGCTCAGGGCCGAGACCAAGACGGAGGACGCTGCGAGCAGGACCGTGACCGTGCGCTTCGTCGATACCGAAGGGGGCGAGGACTGATGCCGGAGCTGCTGATCCCGAAGCCGAGCGCGAAGCAGGCGCTCTTCCTTGCTGAGAAGCACAAGTACGTAGGCTACGGCGGAGCACGAGGCGGCGGCAAGAGCTGGGCCGTGAGGGTGAAGGCCGTGCTGCTGTGCTACAAGTACCCGGGGATCGTCTGCTGCATCATCCGCAAGACGTACCCGGAATTGCGCGAGAACCACATCAAGCAGCTGCGTCAGATGCTGCGCTGCGGCCAGTCTGACGCGCTGGCCAGATATAACGACAGTGAGAAGAAGATCAGCTTCCCGAACGGCAGCACGATCCTCTTTCGCTATCTGGAGAATGAGAGCGACGAGGCGCGCTTCCAAGGCACCGAGGTTGACGTCATCTTCATGGACGAGGCGACGCAGCACCCGGAGCAGCGCTTCGATATCCTCAAAGCCTGCCTCCGCGGCGTCAACGATTTCCCGAAGCGGATCTACCTGACCTGCAATCCGGGCGGCGAGGGGCACGGCTGGGTCAAGCGCCTGTTCATCGATCGGATCTTCAAGGAAAACGAGAAGCCGGAGGAATACACCTTCATCCAGAGCCTTGTCACCGACAACACGGCGCTGATGCGGTCCCATCCTGAGTACCTGGACCAGCTGAACGCGCTGCCGCCCAAGCAGCGGGAGGCGTGGCTGTACGGCAACTGGGAGATCTTCGAGGGGCAGTTCTTCGAGGACTTCCGCGTGGTGCCTGATCTGGTGGAGGCCGAGAAGCACGGCTGCAAGCTCTCTGCAGACGAGCTGAGGCAGGCGCACAGATGGTGCCATGTCATCCCTGAGATCGACCTGAGCCGCGGAGAGCCGAGGCACTGGACGATCTACAGGTCCTACGACTTCGGCTACGGGAAGCCCTTCTCCTGCGCGTGGTGGGCCGTGGACTATGACGGGGTATTCTACCGCATCCTGGAGCTCTACGGCTGCACAGAGACGCCAAACGAGGGCCTGAGATGGACGCCTGACCAGCAGTTCAAGCGCATCGCGGAGATAGAGCGAGAGCATCCGTGGCTTCGGGGAAAGAGGATCGAAGGCGTGGCGGATCCGGCGATCTGGGACGCGAGCCGCGGCGAGAGCATCGCGGACACGGCGCTCCACTATGGGATCGACTTTATACCGGGCGATCACGAGAGGATCCCGGGCTGGATGCAGTGCCACTACCGCCTGCAGTTCGACGACGAGGGCTACGCCAGGATGTATGTCTTTGAAAACTGCAAGGGCTTCATCCGGACGATCCCGCTCATGATGTACGACAAACACCATCCCGAGGATCTGGACACCAGCCTTGAGGACCACATCGCCGACGAGTGGCGATACATGTGCATGACGCAACCGGTCAAACCGATCAGAGCGACGCCGAAGCGCGTGATCATAAGCGACCCGCTTAATCAGTTTACGAAATAGGAGGAGATTATGGACGAAGGAAGACAGATTGCCGGCGTCGGCCTGAATGCCGAGCTTGCAATGACAGAGACCGTGCTGCCGGTGGACGAGAAGAGGCTGCGCGAGTTTGACAAGATCCTGGAGAAGTACAAGGCAGGGAAGAAGCGCCTGGAGCAGCGCGTGGTGGCAGCAGAAAACTGGTGGAAGCTCCGCAACGAGGCAGAGGCACTGAAACAGAACGCCATCGGCTGGGACGATTCGTTCCGCGCGAAGAGCGCATGGCTGCACAACGTGATCATCTCAAAGCATGCCGACGCAATGGAGAATTACCCGGAGCCGATCGTGCTGCCGCGTGAGCCGAACGACAGGGAGCAGGCACGAACGCTTTCGGCGGTGCTGCCGGTGGTGCTGGAGCAGGCAGAGTTTGAGGCGACATACGACGCGAACATGTGGCAGAAGCTCAAGACCGGCACGGGGGTTTATCAGGTGACGTGGGATCCAGATAAGCTCAACGGGCTGGGCGACATCAGCATCCGGCGCGTGGACCTGCTGAGCATCTTTTGGGAGCCGGGGATCACGGACATCCAGAGATCCCGCTACGTGTTCCACGTGGAGCTGCAGGACAACGAGGTCCTGGAGGCGCAGTACCCGCAGCTCAAGGACAAGCTCAAGGGCATGACGAAGAGCTTTACCCGCTTCAGGTACGACGACGCGGTGAGCACCGACGGCAAGAGCGCGGTGATCGACGTCTACTACAAGCAGCGCGAGAACGGCAAGGACGTGCTGCACTACTGCAAATACGTCGGGGATCAGGTCCTTGCATCTACAGAGAACGACGCCGTGCAGCAGGCACAGCAGCGCGCACAGCGAGCCGATGAGCTTGACATGGTGGCGCAGGAACTGAGCGCCAACGGCATCGATCCCAACGTCGGCATCGGCGGGCAGCTGCAGGAAGTAATGGGCGAGCCGGAGCACACCGGCCTGTATGACCACGGGCTCTACCCGTTCGTGTTCGACGCGCTGTGGCCGATCGAGGGATCTCCCTGCGGCTACGGCTACGTGGATATCAGTATGAACCCACAGATCCAGCTTGATTTGCTGGACACGGCCTTCCTCAAGAACGCCATGAACGGCGCGAATCCGAGATACTTCAAGAACTCCGGTGCGAGCGTCAACGAGGAAGAGTTCAAGAACGTCAACAACACCTTTGTGAACGTGACCGGGCGCCTGGACGACACCGGGATCCGTCCGATCGACTATGTGCCGCTGGCCGGCAACTACCTGGGCTTCTATCAGAACAAGGTATCCGAGCTGCGCGAGACCTCCGGCAACACGGAGAGCTCCAACGGCGTGAGCACCAGCGGCGTGACGGCAGCATCCGCCATTGCGGCGCTGCAGGAGGCAAGCGGCAAGACCAGCCGTGACGCTGTGAGATCCAGTTACCGGGCATACTCCAGCATCATTGATATGTGCGTCGAGCTGATCCGCCAGTTCTACGACCTTCCGCGCATCTTCCGCATCCAGGGCGAGAACGGGCAGGAGCAGTTTGCCGAGATCTCGAATGCAGGCATGGTGCGGCAGCCGTTCATGATCGGCATGGAGGACATGGGCTACAGGCTCCCTGTCTTCGATATCAAGGTCAAGGTCCAGAAGCGCAACGCCTACACCAGGGCGAGCCAGAACGAGCTCGCGCTGCAGCTGTACAACATGGGATTCTTCACTCCGCAGCAGGCGGCGCCGGCGCTCGTCTGCCTTGACATGATGGACTTCGAGGGCAAGGACGAGCTGATGCAGAAGATCTCCGTCAACGGCAATCTGTTCCAGCAGCTGCAGGCAATGGCGATGATGGCCATGGGCCTCGCGCAGCGCTATGAGCCGCAGAATGCAGCGATGGTGGCACGGCTTGCACCGAGCCTTGGGATCCAGGCACCGACAGCAGCAGCGGCGGAAATGCCCGCAGAGATGCCGGGTGAGGAAGAGAGCGGCGTCACAAAGCGGGCGCGGGAGCAGAGCAACGCGACAACGGAGGTCAACACATGACGAGGGTACTGTATGAGCCGAATGCCTTCCACCTGCGCATCGAAGGCCACGCCGGCAGCGCGCCGAAGGGCGAGGATCTGGTGTGCGCAGGGATCTCCGCGCTGGGCTTTGCGATGCTGCTGGCAGCGGGCGAAGAGGACTACAACGCGGAGATCCAGACGGATCCTGACAGCGGGATCATGGACGTGCGGTGCAGTCCACGC